TGCTACTATTGGCTTTATTACTGGTGATAATGCTGGTGTTGATGCGACTGTTACTTCTTATACTGATTCAACTGGTACATTCGGTTTCGGTGCGGTATCAACTGCGGTGGATTCATCTACTGGATTTGGTATTGTTTATCTTGATTACACAACTTATATTAATCGTGCTTATGACATTATTAAGAATGAGATGCGTAATAGAGGCTTAGACATTGATTTATTCTTAACAACTGCCCAAGTGAAAGAACTTCATTTGACCAAGTGTTTAGAACTAATCTGTATGGCTAAACGTCAAGATGCTGATACTGATGATATTTATCACGAATCTTACTTAGTCTTTAAGGAAAACTACGAAAGTGAGTTGACCACATTAAAGGCTGATTATGATACTGATGAAGATGGTACGATTGAAGAAGCTGAGAAGAAACAGTCTAATCAAGTGGTATTGACAAAATGATAACGCTGTTAAAAACAAAAGGCTATAAATTGACAAGGAACGACACGCTTAATAATCGTGAGTTCAGAGAGTTAGACAAATCTGTTGAAATAAATGAAGATTTATCAATGTTTGGACGTGCTGTTTACAACACTAACGAAATATTTGAGTTGTTTTTGAGTGATAAAACATTTACTGACAAAAAGATTCATTCTATTTTAGATGATGGGCGCACAACTGGTTTCAGAGATTTTTATATTGAAACTGGTTATGTTGACCCAGACTACACAATTGATTTGCGTGGCTATGATGAACTTACGGCTAATGTTGAAAGACAAGAGCGCGGGTTTCTGATTACATTTACAACAATAAAACAAGGAGTTTAATATGGCTATTAAAGGACACGAGGGAAGTGTAACAGTTGCTTCTGGTGCTATGGGTAATGCGAAAGCGTTTTCTTTAGACATCAATCAAGAAACTGTTGATACTACTGATTTTGGTTCAAATGGTTGGAAAGAGTCTGTAGCAACTTTAAATAGTTGGTCTGGTTCTATTACAGCAATCTTTGATGCAAGTGGTACTGCTGAAGGTGCTTTACAAACTGGCTTAACTGCTGGTAGTACAGTTGCTTTAGATTTACAACTTGGCGGTGGAACTGGCTCATACGATAAGTATAGTGGTTCAGCAAACATTACAAGTCAAAGTGTTACAAATGATGTTAATGGTATTGTGGAAGTTACTTTCAATTTTGAAGGTACTGGCGCACTAACAATAGCGTAATTTTAAGGGGATTAAGTTCCCCTTTTTTTATTTAGAAACTATGAATAAATTATTAAAAGCATTAGAAAAAGAAGGTACTGATATTCGCTCTGCTGATATGGTAGTTGGTGGAAAACTTCATCACGTCTATTACCGTGTTATGTCTGGGCAAGACCACGACAACGCATTAGAATTATCTAAGAAAGTTAAAACAGTAAAAGAAGCCGATGGTTCAACTACTGATTTGACATATTATGATGATGGGTTATTGAGAGCGCATATTATCTACTTTCAGCTACTTACAAAAGAGGGCGAACGTGTTTTTAATGATTTAGTCAAAGTTCAATGGATTAAAGATACTATCACCTATGAATCATCAAGCTATTTATCGGCTTTGATGGGTTTAAAGTCTGTATCTGATATTGTTGAAGCACAGCAAGAAGCACTAAAAAAGATGAATGGCTAAAGGCTAAGGCATTTCTTGCCTTTGAACTTCATAAGACCATAACCGAAATAAACGCATTGCCGATGTCTGAAATTGGTACACTATTGGCATATAAGATTAATGCTAACAAAGAGGTAGAAGATGGCTAAAAAACAGATTGAAATTGAGATTATTGCTAAGGGTAGACCAGCTGAACGCTCAATTGACAAGGTTGACAAGAAAACTAAGAAATTAGGCAACACAACTGAATCAACTGGCGCAAAAATGCGTGCTTCTTGGATAAAAGTTGGTCTTGCGGTTACTGGTGTAACTGTTGCTCTGAAGAAAGCTACTGAAGCACACGCAGTGCAACTCAAAGCAGAACTGGCGCTTAATAATGCGCTTAAATTAAACGCTAAACAAGGTGAAGCCACATTGGATATGTGGAAAGATTACGCTTCAGAACTTCAATCAGTCACTATTTATGGTGATGAAATGACGTTACAGCAAGTGGCAATGCTAAAAACTATGGGATTATCAGATGATAAAACCAAAGAATTGATTGAAACCGCTATGGATTACGCCACAGCCTTTGGAAAAGACGTTCCAAGTGCTGTCCGTGAACTAACTATGACTTTATCTGGTCAATTAGGTACGATTAAACGTACCATTCCATCTATTGGCGAATTTTCTAAAGCGCAACTAAAGAGTGGCGATGTAATTAAAGCAGTTTCTAAGCTGATGAAAGGTCAAGCAAAAGCATTAGCAGATACACCGTGGGGTGAGTCAGTGCAATTAGCTAATCAATACGGTGATGAACTTGAAAGGCTTGGTGATCAAGCGCTTGAATTAGGCTCTGAATCTGGATTATTTGCTGGAATAACAGCAAGATTGTCTGATGTGTCATTAGGTTTTAGGGGTGTATCTCAAGATATAAAGGGCTTTGGTCAAATATTTGCTGATGTAACTGATGAAGAGCGTATTACGTGGCTTGAAGATCAAATTAAATTACTTGAAGATGCGTCAAAAGCTATGGGGGATTCATCATTGCTACAATTTGGCGATTGGGTGGACGGTTTGTTTGATGAAGATATACAAGCTAACCTAAAGCAATATAGAGTAGAATTAGCAAAATTAAAACAAGATTACAAAGATAGTGGCGCTATTGTTGTCACATTAGGCGACCAAGAAACCGACGCTTGGCTGTCAGCATCTCAAGGTCTTGAGGAATATATAAATATAAATAAAGGTGCTGGAAAAGAGCAACAAGAACTACAAAAGGTTGGATTAAAAACGGCAAAGGGTCTTGAAGATGCTTTTGTTAATATGGCAATGGGGGTGAAGGTATCATTTAAAGATATGGCGCGCTCAATACTTGCTGACTTAATAAGAATTCAAGCTAAAAAAGTTGTTGTTGGTCTAATTGGTAGTCTATTGCCTGCCCATACTGGAACGACTGAAGTTAAGCATACTGGTGGCGCTATTGGTTCAACGAGAATACCATCATTCCATACTGGCGTTAGAAGCGATGAACGATTAGCTAAGCTACAAGTGGGTGAAGCTGTCATTAACCGTGGTGGCGCTGCTAAGAATAGAGGTGCTATTGAAGCTATGAATGCTGGTATGTCTGTTGGTGGTGGTGGCAATGTTACAACTGCTGAGATTAACTTTAATGTTCAAGCAATTGACGCTTCATCATTCAATAGTTATCTTGTAAATAATAGAAGCACGATTGAGGGTATCATCAATTCATCTTTGGCTACGAATGGTTCAGTGCGTAGAACTATCAAACAGACTATCTAATGGCATTAACTAATTTATCGTCTGACTTGCTTAATGGTCACAGCCATATTCAAGTCGAAGAATTTATGAAGCAAGGTAACGCGCTTCAATTTAACTCTGGCAAAAACCAACGAGTTGTTAGAAACACGTTGCCATCAATTGAATTAACGATCAGTTATAAAAACATTGATAAGGCTAAATTTGATAATCTTAAGTCAGCTTATGAAATAAATCATTCTAATACGTTTGAATTATCTAATACAAGCCAAGAAACACTATCAGAAATAGACGCAAGATATAAATATATAGCAGGCTCTAACGCTTCAACTTATGCCTTTAGAGAGTTTAAATTCTCTGTTCGTGTTGATTTAAAATATACTGGCACGATCAAGCTAATATCAAGCGTGTTCTTTGATTATCCAGAATATCAAGACTTATTTACTCAAGCATCAAGCTATTCACCAGTAACAACAGCTGACACAGGATTCATTACGTTAATGGAAACAGCAACGCCGTATCAAGTGAACTATGAGTATCTATCAACGTCATTATTTTCTAATATTGGACAATCAGCCAGACACATTAAAGATAGGGGTGGACTGCGTAAGAAATGGACGTTATCGTGGTTATTATCTGAAACTGTATTCTTAGCATTGCTGAAGTTCTATCGTATGCGTGGTGGCATTATGAGTGACTTCGGTATGCCAGATAGTGGCGTTATATTGACTGAGTATTTAAAAACTGAAGCTGGTTATTTTATAACAACTGAAGCTGGCGATAAGCTAATTACTGAGGGTGCGGGTGCTATTACTAAAGCTATATTTATGAAAGATTCGTTTAAATATGATAGAAATATAAACGGCTTGTATTCTTGTAGAGCAGATATTGTAGAGGTATTATGAGTAAAAATTTAAGTAATTATGTAAGGTCTGATGATGCGTTTGCTATCATTCACTTGTTTGAATTTGATATGTATGATTTTGAGGGTAATTTAGATGAGGTGCTTAGATTTACTGACCACGAAATGTTTGTTAAATACAATACTAACGATTACACGCCTTTGTCTATTACGTTTGATAGATTGAATGAAGATTTTAGTATGTCATCTGACTCGGTAAGCTTATCCATTGATAATATTAATGGTGAACTAACAAGGGAAGCATTAGCATCTGAATGGCGAAACAATAAGGCACGAATTATTAGATTTATCTATACGCCCAAT